TCAGGCGGTCTTTCGGCCGCCCTGATCGTCGGCGTCATGGACCAGCCGGGGCTTCGGCCGGAAGGCGCTGGCGACAGCGTCCACCCCGGCGCGCAGGGGCGAATCCATCAGATGGGCATAGCGCAGGGTGGTCTGCATCTGGCTGTGACCCAGAAGCTTGCCGATCATTTCCAGCGAAGCCCCGCCGCTGACCAGCAAGGACGCAAAAGTGTGGCGCAGGTCGTGGATCCGGACATCCTGCAGCCCGCACTGCTTCTGGACCTGCGCCCAGAACCGCCGAACCTCCTGAACCGGCTGGCCGGGCGTGTCGCCGGGGAAGAGCCACGGCGATCCCTTCGGGACCAGCAGCTGGCGCTGGCGCACGATGGCGGCGGTCTCGTCGGAAATCGGCACGCGGTGGGCGCGGCGCTGTTTCGTCATGGTGGGCGGCTTCGACCAGCTCATGTGTTCGAGGTTGAACTGTTCGAACCGGGCCTGCCGCACCTCGCCCAACCGTGCGCCGGTCAGCATGCACATGCGGATGATGTCGGCCGCGCGCCGGTCCTCAGCCGCATCCAGTACGGCGGCGAGCTTGGCGATCTCGTCCTTGGAGAGAAACCGCTCGCGCGGGGTCTCGGTGCGGCGGTGAAAGCGCTGGGCGGGGTTGTCCTCGCACCAGCCCCACTGGACCGCCAGCGTGAACATCTTGCGCAGCACCTCGCCGATCCGGTTGGCGCGCACCGGCGTAGGCTTGGCCCCCTGCAGCTTGCGTGCCCGGTTGTTGGGCTTTTCCTTGTGCGGTCGCGCCCTACCCTCGGCGATCTTGGTCAGCAGCTTGTCGACGTCGGTCGGCGTGATCTCCGTCACCAGCTTTCGGCCCCAGGCCGGTTCCACCATCTTGGCTAGCGCCGACCTCTGGTCGGCCGCGCTGCGGGCGGAGAGTTTCGGCAGATGCTCGGCGCAGTAGCGTTCGATCAGGTCAGTCACCCGCGGGGCTTCGCGCTTTGCCTCGCGCTGGCCCAAGGGATCAGCCCCGGCGTCGATCTCGCGTCGCAACTCCTTGGCCCGCTCCCTTGCAGCCGACACCGACCATTCCGGCCAGCGTCCGAAGGTCATCCGGCGCTGGCGCCCCGCATGGCGGTAGTCCAGCGTGAAGGCCCGTCCGCCACCGCGGTAGATGCAGGCGGCAAAGCCCCGGACGTCGGTGTCGAAGATCTGATAGTCCCGCCCCGGCACCGGCTCGGCGTCGCGCAGCACTTTTTCGGTCAGCTTGATGCGTTCGGGCATGGCTTCGGTCCTTCTTGCATCCGACATGAGGCGTGGTTTCGCCTGACTATCAAGGCAAGCATGACGCGCCGCGTGGCGGGGAGGCGGAGGGTGGCAAGAAGGACGCCAGAGTCGCGCCACCCCTTGTTTTCTTGGCGTTTGGGCGCTGGGCGGATCGATGCGCGACTGGCAACGACATGCGCAATGGGACGTCTGAGGCCGTAGGCGCGATCATCACGCTGCAAATCCGGCCTTTGAAGACCCGCAGAAAGGCCAATCCTCAAGGAATTCAATGGGTGGCAGGGGTGCCGTGTCGGATGCCACCCCCTCATTGCCCGTCAATGGCGGTCAAAGCCGGTCAATGCGACTGTTCGCCGGTGTTTGCGGCCTTGGCGTCCGTTTCGCCCATCTGGCAGGACCGGCCGTAATCTCCCCGCGCCAACCGACCACCATCAGAAATCCCAACAAAACAAGGGGTGGCACAAAGCTGGCGTCCTTTCTGCCACCCTCCGCCTCGCCGCCACCCCTTGGGCTCTGCGCTCACTGGTCCCTGCAAGACGTCCCCGATCTTCGGGGCCAGGACCAGGAGACCCTGATGCCGCATCTCGGATCGATGCCAGACCCGAAAGAGAAACCCCGCACGCTGCTGGTCGGCTGGATCAGCCGCCTCGACCTCGCGCTGGAACTCGGCCTCTCGGTCGACACCCTGCGCCGCTGGGAGGCGATGCGGACGGGTCCACCCTGCGTGCGGGCCGGGCGCAAGGTCTACTACCGCCGCACCGCCGTCGAGGAATGGCTGGAGGAACAGGAAAAGGCCGCGCCGCGCCGCCGTCGTGCCGGAGGGCGCCGGTGATGCCCCTTCAGCCTCGCAGTTTCGCCTGGCCTGCCGACCGCGTGGCCGAGGCCCGCGCTGTCATCGCCGATGTCGCGCATCACAGCGATCTTCTGATCCGGCTCGCCTGTAAAGTGCTGGTTCAGCATGGCGAGACCCCGGCCGAACGCGCCGATGCCCAGCGCCTGCTGGTCATCGTTGACGCTCGACGGCCGGTGCGACGTGCCCAGCGCGAAGATCAGGGGAGGGCCGCGCGATGATGCGCCGCGGCACACCCGAGGCCGATCTGCAGCGTGCCGTGTTGCAGGCGCTGCGCATCGCCCTGCCCCGCACCGCCATCATCCACCACTGCGCCAACGAGGTGACCGAGGCCGGGCCCCGCGGGGCCAAGCGCCAGGCGATCCTCGTCGGCATGGGCGTCCATGCCGGGTTCGCCGACCTGATGGTGATCTGCGACAGCCGCGTCTTGTTCCTCGAGTTGAAGGCGCCGAAGGGGCGATTGCGGCCAGAGCAGGAGGCGTTCCGCGATGCGGTGCAGGCGCAGGGCTTTGGCTGGGCGCTGGTGCGCAGCCTCGACGACGCGCTGGGCGCACTGGCCGATCACGGCTTCACCACGCGCATCGCCCCTTCCCCGCGGAGGCCCGCACCATGAGCCACGAGGCCACCAACTGGGCCATCAAGCAGCGCGGGTTGAAGCCCACGACCAAGATCGTGCTCTGGCACCTCTGCGACCGGTTCAACCCGGATTACGGCTGCTTCCCCTCGCAGGACCGCCTGGCGCATGACTGCGAGATCAGCCGTTCCACGCTGAACGATCATCTTGGCCAGCTCGAGGCCGTGGGCCTTCTGCGCCGGGTGCCGCGGCTCGACCCCGTGACCAAGCGCCAGCTGCCGACCCGCTACATCCTGGGGTTTGAGCCGGGGTTCACACCCGTGGCTGTGGTGCCGTGTCCGGAAATCGGACACGGCGAAGGCGACGGTGCGGAAAGGCTCGATGATGCCGATGCTTCTGCTGGCGATGGCATGGTCAACTCCTTGCCGTGTCCGGATTTCGGACGCGGGACCGATGCGGAAGCCGTGTCCGATTTTCCGGCCGACCCGTGTCCGGAAAATGCCGAAAGCCGTGTCCGAAATCCGGACACTAACCCTGTAAGGGAACCTCTAAGTAAACCAGTAAAGGAGGAGGAGGGCGCGCGGGCGCGCGCGGCGATTTCCGATGAGGTTTTCGGGGACCTGCTGGACGCGCTGGGCCTCGACACCGCCGCCCTGCCCGGCTGGTGGCAAGGCTGGCCGCCCCGGCTGCACGTCCAGCGCTGGCGCGACGAATTGGGGCTGACCGAGGCGGAGATCATCGCTGCAGCCGAGGCTAGCCGCGAGGAACATCCCGAACCGCCCGATGGGCCGAAGGCGTTGGACCGGGCGATGCAACGGGCCGCCCAGCGCAAGGTCGAGGATGCAGGCCGGAAACGGCGCAAGCCAAAGGCGCCCCCTGCCCCGGCTGCGAAGCCCATCACCGACCTGCCCGCCTTCTACGCCGAACTGGTCAATTCCGACCGCTACCTGCCGGTCAGCGCGATCACCAACACCATGCGAGACGCCATGCTGGCCCGGGGGCTGGTCACGGCCGAACGCCTGCGCGAGCGCGGGGTGCGATGACCCTGCATCGACCGATCGGCCGGGTGGGCGCGCGATCCGCCAAGCGTGCGCTGGGCGTGCAGGCAGCTCTGGAATGGGCGTTCCGGATCGAAAAGGCGCAACTGGAACTGCCGATGCCCCCAGACGTCACCGAGGAAGGCTTCGGCTTCGGCCTCGAATACGTCCTGCTGCAACGGGCCGTACTTGGCTGCAAGATCGACGGCGGCCAGCACAAGATCGGCGGCTACACCCACGAGGACGCCGAGGTCATCGCCGCCACCGTGGCAGGGCTCCCCGACAGCCTCGGCGGCAAGCGCATGGCGATCCGGGTGGCCGAACTGGCCCGCGCAGGACTGACACCGGACTGGATGCCCGGCGCCGTCCCGCGCTGCGTGCCGACCATCGTCAAGCAGAACCAGCACGGCACGCACGCAGGCGCCATCGTCGTGGGCACGGAGCGAATCCGCGTGCGTAGCTCAGGAGGGAGCAGTGCTTGGAAGACGGTCGAAATCCTTGCCTGCCCCGTCACCTTCTCCCCCCATCCCCATCAGATCGAGGCCGCCTGGCGCGGCTATGAAGACTGGTGGCAGGCGCTGGGCTGGGTGCGTGAGGGGCTCATCGCGGGCGGGATGCTGCGCGAACTCGAAGTGACGATGGCGATGCCGAAGATGCGACCTTGGGAAGGGAGCCGGTGACATGTCAGACGGACCGTCATATCGCAGCTCCGGACTGTCCGACCCACGCTCTGACCTTTCATGTCCGTTCAGACCCTGCCAGGCCGCTTCTCCGGTCTTTGGGCGCCCCAATGTCCGTCTCTCCGACTTCAAGCTCTCGACCATCACCTTGAAGCCATCCCGAAACAATGTCCCGGACGGCTGCAACACCAGCCTCGGTTCGCAAGGCGCATTCCCAGATTGTCGCAACCCTCCAACCGGCCAGCAACAAAGCCGATCGAACTGCCCAGTCCCGCGTCACATTCGCGCTGAACTTCGACGCCCAGAATTCCGGGCGTGTTGCCGGAGTGCTTGCGTAACGGCAGCCCGGGTGCCGGTGCCAGAAGCACCCGTGCACGAAGATGACGGCCTTGTGTTTCGGCAGCACAAGATCAGGCTTGCCGGGTAAGCCCCTGGCATGGAGGCGGTAGCGGAAGCCCAGCGCGTGCAGGGATCGCCGGAGCGCCAGTTCCGGCTTCGTGTCCTTTCCGCGGATGCCAGCCATCATCCGGGAACGGGTCTGGCTGTCGACGATGTCGGTCATTTGCCTCCTGGCCTCGGCCGATGGACCTAGTATACAGCCAGTGATCCGAATTCGAGAGGTCTCTGATTTGCCAGCCACTTTCGGCATTGTCGATCTGTTTGCAGGTCCGGGAGGCCTTGGAGAGGGGTTCGCTTCGCTCGAGGCTGGCGGTCAGCATCCCTTCCACATCGGGATTTCGGTGGAGAAGGAGGCATCAGCACATCGGACACTTCGGCTCCGCGCCTTTATGCGTGACCATGTTTCGCGGCACGGCGCCCTGCCAGAAGCCTTCGTGAAGTTCCATGCAGGGCTGACGGACGAGCCGGACTGGTCCGGGGTAGACGCCGCCGCATGGGCAGAGGCGACAGCCGAAGCTCGCTGTCTCGAACTTGGCAGTGAAGCAGCCGCAGCGGCCATCGACGAGGCTATCGGTCGGTTGAGGCCGCGCTTCGACGACACGATCCTGATCGGCGGTCCACCCTGCCAGGCCTATTCGCTGGTCGGACGGGCCCGTTCGCGCGGAAAAGCGGACTACGTTCCCGAGCAAGATCATCGGCATTACCTTTTCCGCGAATATATCCGGGTGCTGGACCGGTTGAGACCGGCCGCCTTCGTCATGGAAAACGTCAAGGGCATGCTGTCCTCGACCGTCGAAAGCCGACTGGTCTTCGAGATGCTGATGGAAGACCTCGCTTCCCTGGGCACGGGTCACGGCCATCACTACGAGCTTCGGGCGATCCGCCTTGCGGATGGTCTGGCCACCCTGCAAGAGGCGGCACAGCCATCCGACTTCATCGTGCGTGCCGAACAATTCGGTGTTCCGCAGCGCCGCCACCGCGTCATCATCGTCGGGATCCGTTCCGATCTGGCGGCCCGGGCGGTCGGCGCGACCATTTCGGTGTCGGGCCCAACCCGTACGGTCAATGAGACCATCGGTAACATGCCGCCTCTGCGCAGCGGCATCAGCCGCGCGTCAGACACCGTCGAGGCCTGGGAAAAGGAGGTCGCAGGGTTCGCCAAACTGCTCGCGAAGATTTCCAAGAGCTACGAAGACGGTGCCCTCGCGTCGGAATTCCGCGAGATCAGGGAAGTCCTGAAGCACGGCGCCGAAACCCGCCGCTCCTCCGCCATGCTGCCTTCGGCCTACGGAACGTCGAATGACGACTTGATGCGCTGGCTGGAGCGTCCCGGCTTGCGCGCGCTGGCCCAGCACGAAACCAGGGGTCACATGGCCACGGACCTCGGCCGCTACCTGTTTGCCGCTGTCTTTGGCAAGGTGCGTGGTTACAGCCCCAAGGCGGCCGATTTCCCGCTGGCCCTCAGCCCGGATCACCGTAACTGGCACAGCGGCGTCTTCAATGACCGCTTTCGCGTCCAGCTTGCACACGAGCCTTCGACGACGGTGACCAGCCACATCTCGAAGGACGGGCACTATTTCATCCACCCGGACCCGCTCCAGTGCCGCAGCCTGACGGTGCGCGAGGCCGCCCGGCTGCAGACCTTCCCTGACGACTACCTGTTCCTCGGCAACCGGACACAGCAGTATGTTCAGGTCGGAAATGCGGTCCCGCCATTCCTTGCAAGGCAGATTGCATCGCTAATCCATGCATCCCTGACAAAACCGGACACCCTCAACCTCTGAGGCACTTCGCGCACCTTGTAACGACGATCCGTTCGCGCCAGAGTAGATCGTGATCGTACTGCCAAGGGTTCGCATGCAGGAAATTGTTGTTTCAAGACGGGCAGATGCCACTCCTCACGCCGCGGCATTGATCGAGGGCCTGAGGGATATCGGTTATTCCCTCGAAACGGCCATTTCAGACATTATCGATAACTCTATCACCGCGGGCGCCCATCGCATCGAGATTGTCACGGAGACCTATTCGGACGAACCCTACATCGCGATCATCGACGATGGCCTGGGCATGACCGAAGACGAACTTGTCGCAGCAATGCGACCCGGCAGCAGGAACCCGCTGGCCACGCGTGATGAACCCGACCTCGGTCGGTTCGGTCTCGGGCTCAAGAGTGCCAGCTTTTCCCAGTGCCGTCGGCTCACGGTCGTGTCTCGTCGTTCAGGGCAAACCAGCGCAGCCATCTGGGATCTTGATGATGTGGCCGAACGGAACGAATGGGCGGTGCAATTGCCCGATCATTTCGATCTCATCCCGGGCATCGAGAAGCTGGGGCAGCATGGTACGCTTGTGCTCTGGCAGAAACTTGACCGACTGACTGGCGGATATTCCCACAATGCGGCCAAGCGCGCGGAGGTCATCAACCAGAGGATCGCTGAAACGGAGCGCCACCTGCGCCTCGTGTTTCATCGGTTCATGGAAGATGCCAAACCGCTGCGCATTCTCCTGAACGGGCGACTGCTTCGTCCGCTTGATCCGTTCGCTCGAAAGAATCCTGCGACCATTTCAGACCCGGAAGAAAAGCTGACGCTGATCAAGGGCGATGTAGAAATCCAGAGCTTCACGCTTCCCCATCACAAGCAGATGTCCAAGACGGACTGGGAGGATATCGGTGGGCCGGAAGGCCACCTGAAATCGCAGGGCTTCTATCTCTATCGCGGCAAGCGTCTGATCCTTCACGGCACCTGGTTCGGACTGTGTCGCCAATCGGAACTGACAAAGCTCTCCCGGGTCAGGATCGACATTCCCAACAGCATGGATGCGGACTGGAAGATCGACGTCAAGAAATCCTCGGCTCAGTTGCCGCCTGTGGTGCGGGACCGACTCAAGAAGGTGATCGAACGCATCCTCGCGGGTTCGAAGCGCACCTACAGCAAGCGGGGACAGAAGCTCGTCGATCATGAACGGCTGCCGATGTGGCACCGGATTCAGGCAGATGGGCAGATCCGCTACCGCCCGAACATCGAACATCCGGCGTTTGCCGATTTCGCCGAAAGCCTGCCCCCGGATCTGCGACGCGGCTTCTTCAACTGCATTGCGCTGGTCGGGGCGTCATTGCCTATCGAAACATTGCACGCAGACATGGCTGGCACGGCCGAGCAGATCGTCCCGGATCGGGTGGACGAAGACACACTTGCCCAGGCAGTTCAGGCAACCCTCTCGGTCCTTCTGGGCGCGCGCAAGGACATCAAGGAAATCAAGTCGCTGATGAAGGATGTCGATCCGTTCAGATCGGCCTGGGAAGATACGGAACGCATCATCGCTGCGACGATCGAGACGAAGGAAGACACGTGAAGCAGATCCTGAGTAGCCTCGAGGGCATGACGTCCATGTACATGGCGTCGCAGCCCGGCCCCCATACGGCGCAGTCGATCCGGGAGATCATCGCCCAACTGCGTGTCATGCCGATGTTCGCGGGCCAAGTCGAAGATGATGACGCAGAGGAACTCGCACGCCTGATCGAGGAGAAATACGGCATCAGCATGGGCTTTGGCGCCATTGTCGATGCAGAGGATTTCCGTCCCTGGCTGCATGACGCCCGGATCAACGGCGAGATCGGGGACTTCTATTGGGGCCGGTACCGCAAACTCCTGAACCTGAAGGGACTGCCGAAGTCGGTAATCGACGCGACGGACGAGGTGACGGATCGTGTGCTGGATCGTCTTGGCGATCCGCGCAATTTGAGCCCCTGGAGCCGCCGCGGGATGGTGGTGGGACATGTGCAAAGCGGCAAGACCGCCAACTACACGGGGCTGATCTGCAAGGCGGCAGATGCAGGCTATCGTCTGATCGTCGTGATCGCGGGCATCCACAACAACCTTCGCAACCAAACACAGGCGAGGATCGACGAGGGCTTCATCGGCCGGGATACCGGGCGACTGGCCCACGCAAACAAGGCGCAGCGTCAGAAGATCATCGGTGTCGGTCGGTTTGGTGACAGCCAGTTCCCCGTCTCCCTTACCAACACGATCAAGGACTTCAACAAGGACACGGCCACCTCGAACACCAGCCAGATCGGGCAATACAACGTGCCCGTCGTGCTGGTGATCAAGAAGAACTCCAGCACGCTGAAGAACCTGCTGGAATGGCTGGAGGAACACTCTGCAACCGGGGCTACCAAGATGGTCAGCCAGCCCATGCTGCTGATCGATGACGAGGCCGACAATGCCTCGATCAACACGGCCTACGCACGGGACGAGGTTACCCGGATCAATGGGCAGCTCCGGCAGCTGCTGTCGATGTTCCACCGCAGCTGCTATGTCGGATACACGGCGACGCCGTTTGCCAACATCTTCATCGACCCGGACACCGATGATGATGCCCTGAAACAGGACCTGTTCCCGCGGCACTTCATCATCGGCCTCGACGCGCCGTCGAACTACTTCGGTGCGCAGAAGGTGTTTCTCGATGCCCGTGAACGGCATGTCCGTTTGATCGACGACAACGAGGACATCCTTCCGATGAAGCACAAGATCGACCATCCGGTCGACGTGCTGCCGGAAAGCCTCATCCGTGCCGTGCGCGCATTTGTCGTCGCGCGGGCGATCCGGAACGCCCGGGGCCAGCAGGGGGCCCATGCCTCGATGCTGATCAACGCCTCGCGCTTTACGGATGTTCAGGGGCGGTTGCGGTCCCGGGTAGCCGACGTGGTCGACAGGATACGGGCCGCCGTCGCAGTCGATGGGGCCAAGGGCCATGCTGCGCTTCGCAGCCCGGAGATTGCCGCCCTGCATGCGGTCTGGAAGTCCGAGTTCACCGAGGCCGAGGGCGCGGACTGGCCCGCCGTCCAGGCCCGGCTGCACGAGGTTCTGGTTGCCGCGCGTGTTGTCGAGGTCAACGCGTCAAAGCGGTCGCAGCCGCTCGACTATGACCAAGGTGGGGAACATGGCGTGACGGTGATTGCCGTCGGGGGCTTCTCCCTCTCGCGCGGCCTGACGCTGGAAGGACTGACCATCAGCTACTTCCTGCGGAACTCCATGATGTATGACACCCTGATGCAGATGGGCCGGTGGTTCGGTTACCGGCCCGGCTACGAGGATCTGTGCCGTGTTTGGATCCCTGCCGATGGCGTTGGCTGGTATGCCCATATCCACGAGGCGATGGACGACCTGCAGACCCAGCTGAAGCGCATGGAACTGGCCAAGGCGACGCCCGAGCAGTTCGGCCTCGCCGTCCGCAGCCACCCGGAATCGCTGATCGTGACGGCGAGGAACAAGATGGGCACGGGGAAGGAATTCCCCATGAAGGTCAGCCTTGAAGAGAAACTGGTCGAAACGACACGCATCGTTGCCGAGGAGGGCCTGATGCGGCGCAACTTTGCGGCAGGCGAGGCACTGCTGCAGGACTTGGTTTCAGATGGCCTTGCGTTCGAGAAGCGAAGCCGCGGTCACCTGGTGAATGGCGTGGCCGTCGGGCGGATCGACGCTTTCCTGCGGACCTTCCGTACGGATCCGGCGAATGTGCCGGCCGATCTTCTGACGGACCCCAAGCTGATCCGAGACTACATCGCCGCCCGGGCCGACAGCGAATTGCGGCTGTGGGACGTATTCATTGCCAGTTCGACCGGAAAGGAGTTCGATCCGGTCGCCTTCGGGCATCTGGATCTCGTGCCATACGGGCGGTCGGTCGACCCTCGCGACTTCGCAAAGGGCGTTCTGACGATCAGCGGCACAAGCCGCCGAGTCGGTTCGGCCGAGGATGAACGCGAAGGGCTGACGGACGATCAGATCGCGGCCGCCGAGAACGCCTTCAGGCGCGACCGTCCCGAAGCAAAACCGAAGTCCACGATAAACCCCAGTTACTACAGGTCGGTAGAGGGACGACGACCGTTGTTGATCTTGCGGCTCGTGCGGCCGAAGGTCGAAGATGCCGATGGCAAGACCGTCTACGGGAAGGACATCCTTGCATGGGGTCTTTCCTTCCCGTCCAGCAAAATCGCAGGCGGCACGGTGGAATACATCGTCAACACCATCCGCATGCGCGAGATGTTCGGCGATGAAGAGATCGAGGAGGAGGCGCGCGGTGATACCGACTGACACGCCATGGTCCGGCCTCGAGGCCGGAAAGGTGGACACGCGCCGGGTTTCGGCATCGGCACGGTGGAACTGGTTCTGGGCAGTAATGCCACGAGCCGATGTCGCGCTAGTCCTGCAACTTGGTGACCTCCCGAAGCCCACCCCGGACCTGCCAAAGCTCCGGAACCTCGAAATACGATTCCAGACATTGCCTGGTGGACCGATCCTGTACATCCGGCTCAAGGACAGCGCGCAACTGGAACTGTTCGAGACCCTCTGCCGCGATGTGATGGCGGCTGGCGAGCTTGCCGAAACGGAGGCCGAGGCCCTCGAACGCGCCATCGGGCGAACCTTCCGCTGGCATTACCTGTTGCGCGGCGGAAAGCTCGAAGTGCTTTCGGAAGAAGCCCAGAAGGGCCTGATCGGCGAGATCGAAGTACTGAAGTTGCTGATTTCCACGCTCAGCGCAAAACCGGCGCTGACCGCGTGGACGGGCCCTTCCGGCGCACCGAAGGATTTCGAGCTGAAGGCCGACTGCATCGAGGTCAAGGCGAGGCGCGGGGCATCGCAGCCCTTCGTGAAGATCACGAACGAGTTCCAGCTGGCCGATGTGCCGGAACGGCGGCTTTGGCTTGCGGTGCTGGCCGTCGACAAGGTGCAGCCGCCGCATGGCCGCACGCTGACCGAGTATGTCTCGGAAGTCACCGAGCTTCTGGAACGGACCGAGCCCTCAGCCATCATGGACTGGGATCTGCACTTGGCCGATGCCGGTTTCGACATCCTGCACGACTACTCGGCCTGGCGCTGGATCGTGTCGTCCCCCGATTTCCATGCAGTGACCGAGGACTTTCCACGGATTGCCGCACCCGTGCCGCTCGGACTATCCACGGTTTCCTACGCCCTCGCCCTTTCTGCCTGCACGCCATTCCGGACGGATTGGGGCACGATGCGGGAAACGCTGAACGAAGCAGAGCAGGCATGAGCGAACTTGACGAGTATCACCAGAACCTGATGGCCGACATACGCCGTGAAGCAGATGCAAGCGGCGTATTTCCCGTGGAAGCCTTCTTCGACCGGATGACTGAAAGGCTGACCGAAGCCGGGGAATTGGAGGTCGCTGATCGCGCCTATTACCAGAGCGGTGAAGGTGCCCAGAGACTGCGGATTGACGGCTATGCGGGTGACCCGCGCGACAGCGAAGGTGTGCTGGGGCTGATCGTCTGCGACTTTGCCGACAGCGACACTGTCCAGACCTTTGGCAAGGGGGACGTGCCCCCTATCCTGAACCCCCTGATCCGTTTTCTGAAGAAGGCAAAGACCGAGGAATTCCGGGACTCGCTGAACGAGGCCAATCCCGCCTTCCAGGTCTCGGACCTGATCATCACGACGTGGTCGCAGGTCACGAAGGTCAAGTTGATCCTCATTTCCAACCGGCAGTACATCGGCCGCGACGATACGGTGAAACTGGCGGACATCGGCGAGGTGCCGATTACGTGGTCGGTCTGGGATTTGGCACGCTTCGAGCGGTTCGACCGCTCGGGACAGGCCCGCGAGGATATGGTCATAGACTTTGCCAAGGATTTTGGGGCGCCCCTTCCTGCGCTCAAGGCATCACAGTCTGGCGCAGCCCTCGAAAGCTATCTGCTAATCGTGCCAGGGGAGCAGTTGGCCGCGATCTATGACAAGTGGGGCGCTCGACTTCTCGAAGCCAACGTCCGGTCCTTTCTTCAGGCGAGGGCCAAGACCAACAAGGGCATTCAGAAGACCGTCAAGGAAGAGCCCGAGCTTTTCTTCCCTTACAACAACGGGCTGTCGGCCACCGCCGATGCCGTGTCCTGCGTAAGGACGGATGACGGGTTGGCCGTTGCATCGATCAGCAACCTGCAGATCGTCAACGGCGCGCAGACAACCGGGTCAATCCACGCTGGGCTGAAGTCCGCGAAGGAACAGCTCCCGCAAGTGTTCGTACAGATGAAACTGACCGTCGTTCCTCCCGACAGGTCCGAGGACATCGTGCCGAAGATCTCGGAATACGCGAACACCCAGAACAAGGTGAACGCTGCGGACTTCTTCTCGAACCATCCCTTCCATATCCGGATGGAACAGTTCTCGCGCAGCGTTCTCTTTCCGGCGCGTGCTGGCGAGCGTCATGACACCAAGTGGTTCTACGAGCGTTCGCGCGGTCAGTTCGTCAACGCGCGGCCGAAGGTGAAAGGGAAAGCCCAGACCGATTTCGACATCCAGTTCCCCAAATCACAGCTCTTCAGCAAGACCGATCTCGCCAAGTTCGAGTTCTCGGCGGCCGGCCAGCCGCACATCGTTTCGCGCGGGGCCCAGAAGAACTTCGCCGAATTCGCCAAGGACATCGGTGAATCATGGTCCAGGAGCGACGCCAAGTATGACGAGCTCTGGTACAAGCGGCTTGTCTCGAAGGCGATCGTGTTTCGCTGGCTCGAGACCGAGGTTCCGAAGCAGCCGTGGTACGAGGGTGGCTATCGCGCCAACATCGTCACCTACTCTATGGCCAAGGTGTTTCACGATGCCAACGGCGAGAAGCAGGTCCTCGACCTCGACGCGATCTGGAGACGGCAGTCTGTTCCGGAGGCCCTCCAGCGCGCTCTGCTTCTGGCCGCAGCAGAGGCACATGACGTCATCACCCACCCTCCCGCAGGTGTCCGCAACATGTCGGAGTGGGCAAAACAGCAGGCATGCTGGAACGGGATGAAGGGTCGAACGCTGAACTATGACGATGACTTCGAGACCTGCCTGACCCTCGTGGATACCGCCAAGGCGGCAAAGCGCGACGAGAAGGCTAAGAAGGCAATGACAGAGGGCATCAATGCCCAGGCGGAGGTGGTGACCTTGGGCGCTGAGTTCTGGAAGGAGGTCTTGGCTTGGGGACGCGAGCGGAAACGCCTTACGCCCAAAGACATGCAGATCCTCGAAATCTGCGCGTCCATGCCGCGCCGGATCCCCTCAGACCTGCAGGCCCGCCATGCCCTTGATGCGCTCGGGCGCATGAGGGATCAGGGGTTCGGCGAGTCCTAGGCCCACCCCCTCGGCATGGTTCCTCCCCGGCCCTGAACGTATGCGGGGGGGCGCAGCGCGGCGTTTCGCTAGCGACAGGCAGTTTCACCGGGGAAGCCAGGCGGAATCCACCTGCCGGGTGATCTTGGAAAAAGCGACTCATTATCAAAGGCTTGCGGAATCACGATCTTGGCGCGCTGGATTCTTTGCGGAATCCAGGGAATCCAGTTTGCGGAAGCCACCTTGCCGGAAGCCAGCCAGCGGAAGCCACTTGCAGGGAAGCCATTGAATCCGCGTGCATTTTTCATTTGACAAAGCTGCCCCCCTTGACCTACCCCTTGATCATCGAAGAATTGCGCCCGCAGGACACTCCTCGCGGGCGTTTTTCATTTCCTCACATCGCGGATCCTGATCCTCACGTTGGTATCGCCCAACGCGCATCGGCTTGCCCGCCCCTGCCCCACATGGAAGCGACCCGATGGACCTGGTCTTTGCGCCGAGCCAGATCGAGACTTGGCCTCTCGACCGGCTGCGCCCCTATGCCCGAAACGCCAAGATCCACGGCACGGACCAGGTCGCCAAGATCGCCGCCAGCATGGCGAAGTTCGGCTGGACCGTGCCGTGCCTTGTGGCCGACGATGGCGAGCTGATCGCCGGGCACGGCCGGGTGTTGGCCGCGATCATGCTGGGGCTGAAGGACGTGCCGGTGATCCGGCTCGGCCACCTCGACGAAGCTGAACGCCGGGCTTACCGGATCGCCGACAACAAATTGACCGAGTTGGGCGAGTGGGACGAGGCCATGCTGCGCGACGAGATCGCAGTGCTGCTGGCCGAGGATTTCGACCTGTCTTTGCTGGGGATCGCCGACGAAGACTTGGACGCCCTCCTGCGCGACCCGGATCAGGTAGACGGCGGCGCGGTCGAGGGCGAAGATGACATTCCCGAACCGCCGGTCACGCCCGTGTCCATCGCAGGCGACCTCTGGCAGCTCGGGTCGCACCGGCTGATCTGCGGTGACTGCACCTCCGCCGATGTGGTCGGGCGGCTGCTCGGCGATGTTCGTCCGCTGCTGATGGTGACGGACCCGCCCTATGGCGTGGAATACGATCCGTCCTGGCGCAACCAGGCTGGTGCGGCCAAAACCAAGCGCACCGGCAAGGTGCTTAATGACGACCGGGCCGACTGGCGTGAGGCTTGGGCGCTGTTCCCTGGCGACGTGGCTTATGTCTGGCACGGCGCGCTGCACTCTTCGACCGTCGCCGAAAGCCTGGTTGCGGCAGGTTTCGCAGTGCGGTCGCAGATCATCTGGGCCAAGGACCGCCTGGTTCTGAGCCGCGGCGACTATCACTGGCAGCACGAACCTTGCTGGTATGCAGTCAAGAAGACCGGAAAGGGCCATTGGGCTGGCGACCGTAAGCAGACGACGCTGTGGCACATTTCTGGCAAGGATCAGGACGCCGAGACGGTGCACGGAACCCAGAAGCCGGTCGAATGCATGCGCCGCCCGATCCTGAACAACTCCAGCCCGGGCCAAGCGGTGTTCGAACCCTTCATGGGATCCGGCACCACGCTGATCGCGGCAGAAACCACGGGGCGGGTGTGTTTCGGGATCGAACTGAACCCTGCCTATGTCGATGTCGCAATCGAGCGCTGGCAGCAATTTACCGGCGCCAATGCCGTGCTGGCTGATACCGGCGAGACCTTTGCCGACCTGAAGGCGAAAAGGCTGGCGGCATGAATGCGCCCCTCCTACCGGGCAGGATCGAACACTGGCCCCTCGCCCGGCTGAAGCCCTACGCCCGCAACGCCAAGACCCACGACGCCGATCAGGTCGCGAAGATTGCCGCCAGCATGGCCGAGTTCGGATGGACCGTGCCGGTGCTGATCGCGGCCGACGGCGAGTTGATCGCTGGCCATGGTCGTATCCTGGCCGCCGCGCAACTTGGGTTGTCAGAGGCCCCGGTCATAGTGCTTGGCCACCTGACCGAAGCCCAGCGCCGGGCGTATCGCATCGCCGACAACAAGCTGACCGAACTGGGCGGCTGGGACGAGGCGCTTCTCTTTCAAGAACTGCAGGCGCTGCTAGCCGAGGATTTCGACCTCGGGCTGATCGGGATTCCGGAGGATGAATTGGACGCACTGCTGCACGCGGGCGACGACGACAGAACGGTGATCGACGACGATGCGGCCGATGCCATCCCCGCCCCTCCCGCCGAACCCATCACCAAGCTGGGAGATATCTGGGCGCTGGGCAAACATCGCTTGTGCTGCGGCGATGCCACCGATCCGGCCGCTGTCGCGAGGCTGATGCAGGGCGAACAGGCCACGCTGATGTTTACATCGCCGCCCTACGCCCAGCAGCGCGACTATGGCGCGGCCAAGGAAAAGGTCGGCGATTGGGATGCGCTGATGCAGGGCGTGTTCGCCGCGGCACCGGTCAAAACGGACGCACAGCTGCTGGTCAACCTAGGCCTCGTGCACCGCGACAGCGAATGGCAGCCCTATTGGGAAGGATGGGTGGAATGGATGCGCGCCTCTGGTTGGCGACGGTTTGGTTGGTATGTCTGGGATCAGGGGCCGGGCTTGCCGGGCGACTGGAACGGTCGCTTGGCTCCATCGCACGAGTTCATTTTCCACTTCAATCGTGCCCCACGCAAACCGCACAAAACCGTCCCGTCGAAGCACGCGGGCGAAACCCTCGGTGGCGGCGGACTGCGCGGGGCCGACGGTACCGTCCACGCCAAGACCGGAACCGGCAACGCGATCCAGAGCCACCGCATCCCCGACAGCGTCTTCCGGATCATGCGCCACAAGGGCGGGCTGGGTGCCGCTGGATCGCATCCAGCGGTGTTTCCAGTGGCGCTGGTCGAGGCGGTGATGATGGCCTTCAGCGATCCCGGCGATCTGATCTATGAGCCGTTCTGCGGCTCCGGCACCCAGTTGGTCGCCGCCGAACGCGCTGGACGGCGGTGCTTCGCGATGGAACTGGACCCGGCCTATTGCGACGTGGCCGTGCGGCGGTGGGAGATTGCGACGGGGCTGATAGCCAGCCGCGATTGACCAGTTGGCGGGAACTTGCGAATGTTTACGCAGAAGGAGAATGGGAACCCGGTCTACCGCCTTCAGTATCTGAAAGGCCGCATTGCACCGGAGCAGTTGATGCGCAGCCCTTCCATTTCATCTCCCCGCAACGGCAAGGCCGACCAGCTGATCGACATCTTTGAACGCGAAGTGGAGGTCGAATACCGTGGCGAGCGGTATCGGGTTCGTGACAATGGTTCCGCGCATCGTCTGCCCCAGAAACGGCAGAAGACCAGACCGCTTGATGACCAATGGACCTTTGGGCGACAAGGGTTGTCGACTGGCTACTTGTATCTGAGCGGCGTGCCTGTCCATCGGATTGTGTGCTGGGCTTTTCACGGCGAGCCGCCCACTGACCGTCATGTCGTTGATCACATCGATACGAACAGGGCGAACAATCGACCAGAAAACCTGCGCTGGGTCACCCGCCTTGAGAACGTACTGCTCAACGAAATCTCTGCTCGGCGCATCGAACTGGTCTACGGTTCGATTGAAGCCTTCTTCGCTGACCCCACCCGGGTCCAGACAGACAAGGCCTTTCCTGACATATCCTGGATGCGCACCTTGTCGAAGGACGAGGCAGCAGCCGCAAAGGCACGTTTGCAGGAATGGGCGAAGAGTGGCGCTGCCCCAAGCGGCGGCGCGCTGGGCGAGTGGCTTTATGGGACAAGAGAGCGGGCGAGTTATGAACCGCCGCCAGAAGAATATGAGTCGCTGACGCCGTCAGTCGTGCAGGTAAAATGGAAAGTGCCGACAGAATTCCCTCTTTGTCCGGAGGCGGTGACCGAGGACGCGCTCCAACGCTACGGGGAAAACCTGAAGTTTGGCCGTGTTTTCGCACGAAACCATCTCTACCAGAGTTTGGTCGTGCAGCATGACATGACAGAGGACAGCCTCGTGGTCCTTACGCACGATCCAAGCGATCATGCGATCAAGTGCTGGGCTGTGGCGCATGTGGGTGTCCGTGGCGAATTCTTCTACCACCGCAGCGAACACCAGTATTTTACCCTACAGGGGGCACTCAAGACCTTCTGTGAACTGACGGGTGAGAGTTACGACGACTGCATGGACGACTACTGCTGATCGATCTGCCACTTCAGGCAAGCCGATACACCGTCCCCCTGCCCTCGACCTTTTCAGCGGTGATGGGCAGGCCCAGCTTCTTCTTCAGGGCGCCCGAGACCGAGGCGCGGACTGTATGTGCAAGCCATCCGGTGGCCTTGACCATCTCGGCGACCGTCGCGCCTCTTGGCCGCTGCATCATGGCGATGATCTGCGCCTGCTTGGTTCCGGCGCGCTGGATCGGCAGCTTGGGGGCCGCAGCTTTGGCGGCATGCGCGCGGATCGCGATCACCGTCTTCACCACCACCGGTTCGATCCCGATGGCCAGCAGACCGGCGTCGGTGACCACCAGCGTCGTGCCATGGCCATCGCCAGTCTCGCGCCAGAGCGGTTCGTTGCGCCGCAGGTTGGCGTCGACCTCCAGCAGCCAGCCGTGTTCGATCATCTTGGTCACGGCCATCTTCGCCGCCGCCCCGGCCAGCCCCTTGGGCAGCGGTAGAGCGATGTTTTCGGGGCGCTGGGCCCCAGCGCTGAGGATGATGGTCTGGGTTTCTGTCAGCTTGGTCATGGCGTTCCCCTATTGGTCGTTGGGGGCAAGGAAGGCGGTGATGCGCGCCATCAGGTCGTTGTGGCCATCAGCATCCGTGCCGATGATCACGTCCCCGTCGTCGTCGCGGTCCAGATCGGCGATCTCACGCAGCAGCGCGATGGCCTCGTCGCAGGCGGCCAGTCGCTCTGCCTCCCATTCGGCGGTGATGGCATCCTGTTCGATCTGGTGGCGCTGGGCGGGATCAAGCGGCATGGTCGCCCTCCTTGAACTCGGCGTCGGTGATCTGGCGCAACAGGCTGGCATAGTGGTTCAGGGTGCCGACGTGGCCCCAGTTGATCTCGTCGGGGTGGGTCTCGAAGTGATCGTCGCTCAGGGTCTTCAGGCGCTCCAGCATAGCGTCGATCTGGGACTTGGCGGTCATGAAGGCATCGAGGGCCTTAGTATTGTCGGTCGCGCGGCGGATGGTCATGGCGTGGTCTCCGGGGTGAGTTGCATCGTTCTGATGCAATCAGAATCGCTCCTTACCGGAGTGTAATCAACTGAATAACTAGCAATTTCATTGCCTTAGGTGTAGCGATCAACAGCATGGAAGGTATGTCCGAGCGGGAGTATTCCGCCCATTCAGGCCTGTCGCGCGGGGCCATCCAGAAGGCCCGAAAAGCCAGTCGGCTGGTGGTTTACAGCGATGGGTCTATCAACGCCACCGCGTCCGATGTGCGGCGTGGCGAGATGACCGATCCCGACCAGCAGCGCCGCAGCACCGGCGGCGACAGCGGCTTCTCAGGGCCAGCGGACAGCTCGTCCTACCTGAAGGCCCGCACCGCGCTGACCGTTTACCAGGCGCAAGACAAGCAGCTGGGCATCCAGAAGAAAAAGGGCACGCTGGTGGACCGCGCCCGGGCGGAAGCGCTGGTGTTCCGGTTGGCCCGACAGGAGCGCGACGCATGGGTGACCTGGCCCAACAGAGTGGCGGCGCTGATGGCGGCCGAAGTGGCCTTGGGAGTGGAGAAACAAACCGGAACACCGGTGATCATCGAGGCCGCGATCCTGCAGAGGGTGTTGGAAGCCCATGTCAGACAGCACCTCGACGACCTCGCCGATCTCCGAGTTTCCCTCGGATAGCGATAACCTGACAGCAGACCTCGACCTTGGCTTTGACGGGGCCGAGGACATACTGCGCTCCTGGCGCAAAGGGATGCGTCCCGACCCAGACCTGACGGTGTCGGAATGGGCGGATGAACATCGCTGGCTGTCCTCGCGCGGGGCGGCCGAACCGGGGCGCTATCGTACGGCCCGCGCGCCCTACCTGCGCGAGATCATGGATGCGCTGTCACCGCGCCACCCTGCGCAGCGCGTGACCTTCATGAAGGCGGCGCAGGTCGGCGCGACCGAGGCTGGCAACAACTGGATCGGCTTTGTCATCCATCACGCGCCGGGGCCAATGCTGGCGGTATTGCCATCCCTGGAACTGGCCAAGCGTACGTCACGCGGACGGCTGGATCCTCTGATTTCTGACTCCCCTGCGCTGCGCGAACGAGTCAATCCGGCACGGTCCCGCGACGCGGGCAATTCGATGCTGTCGAAGGAGTTCCCCGGCGGTATCCTGGTGCTGACCGGTGCCAACAGCGCCACCGGCCTGCGGTCGATGCCCGCGCGCTACATCTTCCTCGACGAGGTAGATGCCTATCCGGCCTCTGCCGACGAGGAAGGCGATCCGGTCACACTGGCCGAGGCGCGGACCACCACCTTCTCGCACCGGCGCAAGGTGTTCATGGTCTCGACCCCGACGATCCGGGGGCTGAGCCGGATCGAGCGCGAGTTCGAGGCATCGGACCAGCGCCGGTATTTCGTGCCCTGCCCCCACTGCGGGGCGATGCAATGGCTGCAGTTCGAACGCCTGCGCTGGGACAAAGGACGGCCCGACACGGCGGCCTATCACTGCGAGGGCTGCGAACGCCCCATCGCCGAGCATCACAAGACTCAGATGCTGGAATGCGGGGAGTGGCGCGCGACGGCTGTTTCCGCCGATCCGCATTCCATCGGCTTCCATATCTCGGCACTCTATTCGCCGCTGGGCTGGAAAAGCTGGCAGCAGATCGCGCGGGAATGGCTGGCGGCGCAAGGCTCGGAGGCAATGCTGCGCGTCGCGCGCAACACCCTGCTGGGCGAGACATGGGTGGAGTCGGGCGAAGCCCCTGAGTGGCAGCGGCTGGCGGAACGTCGCGAAAGCTACGCGGGCGCGCAGATCCCCGTCGGCGGTCTGTTCCTTACGGCTGGCGTCGATGTGCAGAAGGACCGGATCGAAGTCGATGTCTGGGCCTGGGGCCGGGGCTTGGAGAGCTGGCTGGTCGATCACATCGTGATCGCGGGTGGCCCCGACGATCCGACCTGCTGGGACAAGCTGACGGCTTTGCTCGGCCGGACATGGACCTGCGCCAATGGCGCGGTGATGCTGATCGGCAAGCTGGCCATCGACACCGGCTATGAAGCCCCGGCCGTCTACGCTTGGGCACGCAAGCAAGGGTTCGACCAAGTTGCACCGATCAAAGGCCTCGAAGGCTTCAACCGCGCGACGCCGGTGTCGGGCCCGACCTTCGTCGACGCCACCATCGGCGGCAAACGCCTGCGCCGCGGGGCGCGGCTGTGGTCGGTGGCCACCGCGTCCTTCAAAACCGAAACCTACCGCTTCCTGCGGCTGGAACGCCCCTCGGACGAAGACCGCGCGCTGGGCGTACTCGACGCCCCCGGCACGGTGCACTTGCCCGATTGGATCGACACCGAATGGCTGAAGCAGCTGGTGGCCGAACAGCTGGTCACCGTGCGCAACAAGCGCGGCTACGCCCACCCCGAATGGCAGAAGATGCGGGAACGCAACGAGGCGCTCGACGCCCGGGTCTATGCCCGGGCGGCGGCGTGGATCATGGGCGCAGATCGCTGGGACGAGGCGACCTGGCGGCGGTTGGAAGCGCAGGCAGGCGTGGAAACCCGACATGCGGCGCCCGTCGCCACAACTGAACCGGCTGCTCCGACTACGCCCAAGGCCGGAACACCGACCACGCCACGGCGGAAACGTCGGGCCTACACACCGAACTTCATGAGGGACTGAGATGGATCTGGAACGGATGCGCGCCCTGTTGGCAGCACTTCAGGAGGCGCGCTACGCGGGCGTCCGGTCGGTCAGCTATGACGGCAAGTCGATCAACTATGGCTCGGACGCCGAACTGGCGAATGCCATCAGTGACCTCGAAACCCGGATCGCCACAGCCACGACCGGCACGCCGCGCCGTCGGCGCTGGGGCACTGTCGCGTCAAAAGGTCTGTGATCCATGGCGTTCGAGGCTTTCCGCCAGCGGTTGGGGTCGATCATCGGCGGGTTCGATGCGGCCCAAGCCCATCGTCGCATGCGCGGGTTTAGGGCTTCCCGCGCGCATGTGAACACGCTGATCGCCGCCTCGGGCGACACGATCACCGCCCGCGCCCGCTGGCTGGTGCGCAACAATGGCTATGCAGCGAATGCAGTGGAGTCTTTCGCCAGCAATGTCGTCGGCGATGGCATCAAGCCTTCGTCGACCATCGCGGATGCCGCCAAGAAGGAAGAGCTGCAGGCGCTGTGGCTCGCGTGGACTGACGATGCTGACGCAGAAGGGCTGACGGATTTCTACGGGCTGCAACGGCGCGCGGCGCGCGAAGTGTTCCTGTCAGGCGAGGTGTTCATTCGCATCCGGCCGCGCCGGGCCGAGGACGGTCTGACGGTGCCGCTCCAGTTGCAGATGCTGCCCGCAGAAATGCTACCCCTCGACATGAACCGCACGCTGCCCGGTGCCGGGCTGATCCGGCAGGGGATCGAGTTCGACGGTATCGGCCGCCGCGTCGCATATCACTTTCTGCGTCGCCATCCCGGTGATCTGACCGATCCGGGGCTATCCGGCGAAACCGTCCGTGTACCTGCCGCCGACGTGATCCATGTCCTCGACCCGGTCGAGGCCGGGCAATTGCGCGGCGTGTCACGGTTTGCAGCCGCCATCGTGAAGCTGTTCACGCTGGACCTCTATGACGATGCCGAGCTGGAGCGGAAAAAGATCGCGGCGATGTTCGCGATGTTCATCACTTCACCCGCGCCCGAAACCCCGCTGGACCCAACCGACGAGGATCTGGAGGTCGAACCTGGACAGGTGGTGCGGCTCGATCCCGGCGAGGATGTGTCCACCCCTGCCACACCGGACTCGGGCGGCACCTATGAACCGTTCCAGTATCGGACCTTGCTGCAAATCGCCGCCGCGCTGGGCGTGCCCTATGGCTATCTGACCGGCGACACGGCGAAGGGCAACTTCTCGAACACCCGGATTTCTCTGATCGAATTCCGCCGTCGGATATCCGCCTGGCAGCACGGCGTGCTGGTCTATCAGCTTTGCCGGGCGGTCTGGGTGCGCTGGATGGACACTGCTGTGCTGTCGGGCGCGCTGGACCTGCCGGGCTATGACAGCCAGCGGCGTCAATATCAGGCCTGCGCCTGGTTGCCCACGAAATGGGACTGGATTGACCCGATGAAGGACGCCTCGGCCGAGATCCTGCAGATCGAAGCAGGCCTGAAGTCTCGGACGCAAGCCTTGGCAGAGCGGGGATACGACGCAGAACAGGTGGACCGCGAAATCGCCGCTGAACGAAAACGCGAGGCGGCGCTGGGCCTTGATTTCCGCCGCCCGGGATCCCCGGCGCAGGGGCCGGGTGAAAGCGGCAAGTCGGCTGAAGCTGCCAACGCAGAAAAGGACGACGAGGCCGACGACACCGGCGACGAAAAACCTGACCCTAAGGAGGGCGCATGATGCACCACGCGCAAATCGCCCAGCGCGCGTTCAATACGCCGCTGATGGTGGACCCCGCCAAGGCACTGGCCTTCCTGTCCGGTCTTGGCCCGCGCATCACCGGGCAAGAGATCACCTTCCAGGGGCTGGACGTGGAAGCCGATGATCAGGCCGCTGCCGCAGTTCCCGCCCGAGCTTCGCTCTTTGGCAATGATCTTGCCCAGCGCCACCTGCGGAATGGCACCCAACCCTATGCGGTGGTCGATGGCATCGCGGTCATCGAAATCGCCGGAACGCTGGTCCATCGCGGTGCCTGGATCGGGCAATCCTCGGGTCTGACCTCATACGAGGGCATTGCCGCTCAGTTGCAGGCCGCATTGGCCGATCCCGGCGTGCGCGGCATCGCGCTCGACATAGACAGCTTCGGTGGCGAGGTCGCCGGGGCCTTCGATCTGGCGGATCGCATTCGGGCGGCGCGGGCGCAAAAGCCGGTCCACGCTTTTGTAGCGGAACATGCGCTGTCGGCTGGGTATGTCCTGGCCAGCCAAGCCGACCGCATCATCCTGCCCCGCACGGGCGCTGTCGGCAGCATTGGGGTGGTGGCGCTGCACACAGATATGAGTGGGGCGCTGGATCAGAAGGGGATCGCGGTCACGCTGATCCACGCCGGGGCGCACAAGACTGATGCCAATCCTTATCAGCCGCTGCCTGAAGCTGTGCACGACCAGATGCAGCGCGAGTTGGAAGTGGTGCGCTTCCTCTTCACTGAGACCGTCGCCGCCGGTCGCGGGGATCGGCTGACCCATGCAGCCGCGCTGGCCACCGAAGCTGCGGTCTTCCGCGGGACAGAGGCCATCGCCGCCGGTCTGGCCGATGATCTCGCCGATCCCGTCACCGCCTTCACCGCCTTCGCCGCCGCACCTCGAGGCACAACTTCCAGCAACAGAAAGGGTCCGCAGATGACCACCACGCCTGAAATTTCCGCCGACGCGACGACACCCGTGGCAATACCGCCAGTTCTGGGTGCGCCAGAGCCGCCCACTGCGGCGGCCAATGCAGCGCCCTCGACCATGACCGCCGACGCAGTGCGCGCCGAGGCGGCCGAGGTTGCGCAGGTCTGCGCACAGGCCGCCCGGCTGGGCGTGACCATCGACGCGGCCGACGCGGTCACCAAGGGGCTGAAACCCGAAGCGCTTCGCGCCCGGGTTCTGGCTGATCTCGCCGCCCGCAGCGATGCGGCTGGCATCATCGCCACCGCCCCCGCGGCAGCTGCCGCCAAAGACAGCCCGATCATCGCTGCCGCCAAGAAGGCCGCGACAGACGCGAAGCGCTGAACTAGCGCGCGTTTCCTCCACCTTCCCCCTTCCCCAAACCATGGAGACTGACCAATGCCCGTCCTGACGGAACCGCCCAGCATGGGCGATGTCCTCAAATATGAGGTCAACCCGAACTATACCCGCGAGGTGATCACGCTGCTGCAAGGCCTGCCCTATCCGGTCGGTTCGGTGCTGGGGAAGATCACCGCCAGCGGCAAATATACCCTGTCACCTGCGACCGGGGCGGACGGTTCGCAGGTCGCCAGCGCCGTGCTGCTTTACGCCGTCGATGCCACACTGGCGGATGCGACAGGCATTGTCGTCGCCCGTGGCCCCACGATCGTGTCGCGCGCAGAACTCGCCTACGGCGCCACTGTCGATGACGGCACCAAGATCACCGCCAAGATCGCCCAGCTTGCCACCGTCGGCATCATCGCTCGCGACGGCGTCTGACGCGCGCCGTCTGCATCCCTTTCCCCAAATCACCGGAGCACCCCATGACCCTTGTCCGCAATCCCTTTGACGCTGGCGGCTACTCGCTGGCCGAAATGACGCAGGCCATCAACATCCTGCCCAACCTTTACACCCGCCTTGGCCAGATCGGCCTCTTCCGCTTTGAAGGCGTCACCCAACGCTCTGTCATCATCGAGCAATACGAGGGGGTGCTGAACCTGCTGCCCTCGGTCCCCCTCGGCGGCCCCTCCACTGTCGGCACCCGCGAGGGGCGGTCGATGCGTTCCTTCGCCCTGCCATGGATCCCGCATGATGATGTCATCCTGCCCGGCGACATTCAGGGCCAGCCCGCGCTGGGTGCCTTTGATGCCGCCGACCCGCTGGTCGAGGTGATGAACCGCAAGCTGCAACTCATGCGCCGCAAGCATGCCCAGACCCGCGAATACATGGAGATGAACGCCCTGCGCGGCATCGTGAAAGATGGCGCGGGCACGACCCTCTACAACTACTTCACCGAATTCGGCCTGGCGCAGATCTCGGTGGATTTCCTGCTGGGCACGGCAGGCACCCTTGTCCAAGGGAAGGTCCGCGAGGTCTTGCGGGCAATCGAAGACAACCTCCTCGGCGAAAGCATGTCGGACGTGCATGCCCTCGTCAGCCGGGAGTTCTTCGACAAGCTGATCGCGCACCCCAAAACCGAGGAAGCCTACAAGTTCTACGCCGCCACCGGCGCACAGCCCCTGCGCCAGGATGTGCGCCGGAACTTCCCCTTCGCGGGCATCGTGTTCGAGGAATATGCGGGCACCGTCACTCTCTCGACCAAGGCCACCGAACGGCTGGTCCCCGCCAGCGAAGGCATCGCGTTCCCCTTGGGCACGATGGACACCTTCACCACCTACGGCGGCCCGGCCAACCTGCTGGAGGCGGCGAATACCCTCGGCCTGCCCCTCTACGCCCGCCAGCACCTCGACGAAAAGGGCCGCTGGATCGACCTGATGACCGAAGCCTCGATCCTGCCGGTGAACAAGCGGCCGCGCATCGCGATCCGCATCCACACATCGAACTGACGGCCCCGACATGAACGCCTTCGCCGCCGCCATGGACCGCATCTATGCCAACCCGTCCATGGCGGTGACCGCCGTCTGGATTTCCGCTACGACATCAGAGGAACGCCCGATCCGCGTCATCCGCCGCGCCCCGGACCGCATCACAGACTTCGGCGCTGGGCGGTTTGTCAGCGACACCATGATGGTGGATGTGCGCGTGTCTGACCTGGCCGATCCCCGCCCCGGCGATCTGATCGTGATCGGCGCGGGCAGCTTCACCATCCAGGGGGAGCCTGTCCGCGACCGCGAACGCCTGATCTGGACACTGGACCTGCGGCCATCATGAGGTTGAAGATCGCCTTCGACCCAGACCTCGTCTCGCTGATGCAGGCCGAAATCGCTGCTGGTGAAAAGGCAGTGTCGGCGGCCATGCGCGAGGCGGGCACTTCCCTGAAATCCGCCTGGCGCGGCCAGATCAACGGCGCGGGGCTGGGCACCAGGCTGGGCAACTCTATCCGCCTCGCCAGTTTCCCGAAATCCGGCGACAGCCTGAACGCGGCGGCGCTGGTCTGGTCCAACGCCCCGGTGATCATCGGCGCGCATGACACAGGGCCGCTGATCCGGTCCAAGGACGGGTTCTGGCTGGCGATCCCCACCCCCGCCGCTGGCAAAAGCACCAAGGGCGGCCGGATCACCCCCGGCGAGTGGGAACGCCGCACCGGGTTGCGCCTGCGGTTCATCTACCGCCGCCGGGGGCCCAGCCTGCTGGTGGCGGAAGGACGTTTGAATTCGAAAGGCCGGGCCGTGGCATCGAAATCCAAGACCGGACGCGGGCTGACGACTGTCCCGATCTTCCTGTTGGTGCCGCAAGTCAAGTTGCGCAAGCGGCTGGATCTGGCGCGGGATGCCGAGCGGGCGGTGGACGGCGTGCCGGGGCGAATTGTTGCGAATTGGGTGGAGGGGAAAGTGTGATCGCCACTTCTGCTCAGTAGCCAGCCTCGCGTTGATGGCGCACGGCCAATACCACCGCCGTTTCACCGTCAAACCGATAGAGCGACACATAGCCACTGTCGCCAAAGGTGATGAACCACTCGCGGAATTCCGGTTCCATGTCCTCAGCCGGTCGCCCGGCGCCCGGTTGATCGCGCAGGATGTTCATGCCTTCGCGGATGGATTTGGCGGCGCGTCGGGCGGCATCAGGGTTCTTGTCAGCAAGGAAACGGTACAGCCGCTCGACATCCCGCAGTGCGGCGGGCGACCAGATCAGTCGTGGCATTCAGGGGCTGCCGCCGCTTCGCCTGCTTCCAGCTTGGCAAGCCAGGCATCGGCTTCGTCATGTGTCACGTGCTTGCCGGTCGCCTGATACTCCCGCCAGGCCTGCAACCCGGCTTGCCGAAACGCTTCGCGCTTCTCTTCGCGGTCGACGAACTGCGCCACGGCCTCACGCAGCATCCAATGCGTGGAGCGGTCCTTGGCATCCGCCAGCCGCTTGAGGCGGTCGCGGGTGTCCTGATCGAGCTTCACGGCGATGGGTCGGACGGCGTTCATCGGTGCTGCTCCGTGCGAGTATTCATGGGTATTACCTTTAGCACATCCGCGACCATCACAGAAGTCATAATTCAGGAAGTGCTCTGTCATGCCCACCACCCGCGAAACCATCCTCGCCGCGCTGCACGCGCGGCTGCAGCCGCTCGCCGCCCTCACCTTGCGCGATGAGGTCTTGCCCGAACGGATCCCGGCGGCCGGGATGATCATCTTGCGCGACGGCCAACCGGGCGAACCAGAGGTGACGCTGTCGCCCTTGCGCTATCACTACCAGCACCGCGCCGAGTTGGAGGTCGTTGTCCAGGCTGGCACCGGTCGTGCCAGCCCCTTCGACACCCTGATCGCCAGCATCGGCGCAGCGATTGAATCCGACCGCACGCTTGGCGGCCTCTGCGACTGGGTCGAACCCGAATCCTCGGCCTCGGTCGATCTGCCCATCGAGGGCGCGGCGGCGCTGAAGGCGGCGGTCATCACTGTCGTCTTGCACTACACCACCACCGGCCCTCTGGCCTGACACCCCAAACATCGAGGAGACTCCCATGGCACGTGCGCAAGGCGCGCGGGCGCAGATGGCGCTTGCGTATGAGACGGTTTACGGCACCCCGCCGGTGAGTGGGTTCCGATTGATGCCCTTTGCCCGAACCACGCTCGGTTCGGAACAGCCGCTGCTGGAATCCGAACTGCTGGGCTATGGCCGCGATCCCCTCGCCCCGATCAAGGATGCTGTCACTGCTGATGGCGAGGTGGTGATCCCCATTGATGTGGAGGCCTTCGGGTTCTGGCTGAAGGCGGCGTTTGGCCAGCCGGTCACCAGCGGCACCACGCCCAAGACCCACACCTTCCAGTCAGGCAACTGGACGCTGCCCAGCATGGCCATCGAAACTGCCATGCCCGAAGTGCCGCGTTTCGCGATGTATTCCGGCTGTGTCCTCGATCAGTTGACCTGGCAGATGCAGCGCTCCGGCCTTCTTACGGCGACCGCACGGCTTGTCGCGCAAGGCGAAACCATCGCAGCCGCCACTGCCGCAGGCACGCCCACCGCGCTGGGCCTGCAGCGCTTCGGCCATTTCAACGGCACGGTGAAACGCAACGGCAGCAGCCTGGGGAACGTGGTCTCGGCCGAGATCACCTATTCCAACAACCTCGACCGCATTGAGACCATCCGGGGCGATGGCCGCATTGATGGTGCTGACCCCGCCATGGCCGCCCTGTCGGGACGGATCGAGGTGCGGTTTTCCGACACGGCGCTGATCACCCAAGCCATCGACGGCACGCCCTGCGAGTTGGAGTTCAACTACAGCCTCGGGGCCAACGCCAGCTTCACCTTCACTGCCCACGCCGTCTATCTGCCCCGCCCGCGCATCGAAATCGCCGGACCCCAAGGCGTGCAGGCCACCTTCGACTGGATGGCCGCCAAGGCAGCCAGCCCCGCCCGCATGTGCACCGCCGTCCTCATCAACACCTTGGCGGCCTATTGAATTGGGTATGGAGGCTGATCCGCACAGTGGAGGCGGGCGCGAAATGGCGGTATCCGTTTCAACGATTCCCCCGAGAAAGGTTCCGCACATGACACCCGCCGAAATCATGGCTGCATTGGAGGGCGTTGGCCCGCTGCCGCGCGACGCATTGGAAGCAGCAGGACAATCGCGCGAAGCCATGGTGCCGGTGTTTCTGGACTACATCGGCAAACTGCAAACGGCAAAGATCGATGATCTGGAGCGCATGGATGCGTTCGTTTTCATCTTCTTCCTTCTAGCGGAATGGCGCGAGACCCGGGCATTTCGCCCACTGGCCAAGCTGCTCCGGCGCGATCCGGAATTTCTGGATGCACTGTTGGGAGATTCGATCACCGAAGCCTCGGCGCGTGTCATGGCAGGGGTGTTTGACGGCGATCTGCAACCGCTGTTCGACATTCTGCAGGATGATACCGCTGACAGCTTCCTGCGTGGCGAGATGTTTGACACGCTGGCCATCGTTGCCTTGGAAAATCCCGGTCTGCGGCCCCGCGTTTCGCAGTTCCTCGTCGACTTCTTCGACCTCACCGGCACCAATACAGGCGAGGAAGTCTGGTGGTCTTGGGCCGAATGTATTGCGGCCCTTGGCCTTTCAAACATGGAAACTGCGGTGCGCGCCGTGTTCGACAGTGGTCTGATCACCCCGGATCACAGCCGTGTCGAGGATTTCACCGAGCGGCTTCAGGCAACGCTGGATGCCGGTCGGCCCGACTGGTTCACTGAAATATCCAGCAACACGCTGATCACTGACACCATCGCCGAACTCGAGCCATGGTACTGCTTCACTCCGGAATACCTGGCGAAGAAGGCTGAAGGCCGCCTGAACGTCCTGTCGTCGCTGATGCCCCGCAGCAGCGATCCGTTCAACAGCGTGATCACCGGCAAGACCGGCCGAAACGACCCCTGCCCTTGTGGCAGTGGCAAGAAGTTCAAGAAATGCTGCCTCCAATGACCTGAACAGTCCACCTGCTCTACTGACCACCCTCCCCAGCGACGTGCCCCGGCACGTCGCTTTTGTTTTGAGAAAGGCCCAAAGATGATCCGACTGAACCTGACTGCCACGCCTGAATGGCTGGACCTCGCCCCTGGCTTGCGCCTGCTCGTCGGACCCTTGACCACCGCACTGATGGTGTCCGCACGCGCCGATCCGGCAATCGAGACCCTGCCGGAAGGTGCCAGCCAAGAGGCGCTGGCCCTCGCGATGGCCAAGGCCGTCGCCCGCCGTGCTGTGCTGGATTGGGAAGGTGTGGGCGATGATGCCGGAAATGTCGTGCCCGTCAGCCCCGAGGGCATCGACGCCCTTCTGGAAATCTGGCCGATCTTCGAAGCCTTCCAGACGATGTATGTCGCCAAGGGCCTGATCCTGGACGCAGAAAAAAACGTCTCCGCGCCCTCGCCGACTGGTCCTTCGGCGGGGGCGATCGGTACTGCGCCGCCTGCGCGGGAGCGTGCCCGGACTGCCCCGCAAGACTGAACCGACCCCAGACCCCCGAGGGCTGGCAGGTTTGGGATCTGGTCGGACGCCTTGGCGGGCAACTCCGCGTAATCCCCGGTGCGGTCCTCGGTTGGGACATGGGCGCTGCCCTCGCCATGGCCCACGCGCTGGGCATCGACACCCTGATCGCCGCCGAGCTGCTGCCTGAGATCGAGGCAGTGATGGTGCGCAAGTTGAACGAACAGATGGAAGGAAGCCGCGATGGCTGAAAAAAGGGTCAGCGTCCGCCTCGTGGCGGAGGGCGGTCGCCAGGTGCGTGCGGAACTGGAAGGCATCGGTGATGCTGGCGCGCGGGGCTTTGGCCGCCTCTCGACCGAGATGGAACTGGCCAACACGCGGCTGGCCAGCTTTGCCCGCAAGGCCGGGCTCGCGCTGGCGGCCGTGACGGTTGCTGCGGCGGCTGCTGGCGTGGCGATGGTCCGATCCGGATTGGAGACCATCGGCGCGCAGGCGGACATGGCGGCATCCCTGAAAACCACCGTCGAAAGCCTGCAGGTGCTGACGTGGGCTGGCGAGCTTGCCGGGGTTTCCATGGGCGAGATCGAACAGGCCACGAAGAAGCTGACCACCCGGTTGTCGGAAGCTGCCGCCGGATCGGGTTCGGCAGTCGGGGCCTTGCAGCGGCTGAACCTGACAGCAGCCGACCTTCAGGCATTGCCACTCGACCAGCGCATCGTCGCCATCCAGGAAGCCTTGAACCGGTTTGTTCCCGAAGCGGAACGCGCCGCCGTGGCATCCGACCTCTTCGGCGACAAGGCGGCATTGGCTTTCCTTCGCATTGATCCAGCCACCCTGCGCGAAGCGGCGCAGGATGTGCGCGATTTCGGTGTGGCGGTCAGCGCGGCTGATGCCACACAGATCGAACGGACCGGCGACGCAATCGCCAAACTCAGCCTGATCTGGCTCGGGCTGACCAACCGGTTGACGGCGGCCGTTGCCCCAGCACTGGAAACCATCGCCAACACGCTGGCCGATATGGCGCGCAGCACCGGGCCGATTGGCATCGCCATCAATGCCCTTTTCGACAACATCGGTCGCCTGACCACCTACGCTGCGACCTTTGCCACGCTGATGGCAGGGCGCTGGGTGGCGGGGCTGGCCGCTGCAGCTCTGTCGGTGCGCGGCCTTGCCACCGGCCTCGTCATCCTGCGCGGGGCGCTGATCCGCACCGGCATCGGCGCGCTGATCGTCGGCGCAGGGGAGTTGGTGTTCCAGTTCACCCGGCTCGTCGCAGGCGCGGGCGGGTTTGGCGCAGCGATTGGCCTGCTGAAAGAACTGGCGTTGGAGGTCTGGGATCGCATCGGCCTTGGGGCCGCGTCTGCCTGGTCGAAGATCGAGGCCAGCTGGGCCGGGCTGCAAGCCACCATCTACGGCGCGATGCAGTCCTCAGTTGAGGCGGTGACCAGTTTCGGCAATTCGGCGGCAGGCATTTTCAAAGGCGCCTATGATGCAGTGAAGGCAATCTGGGGCCAATTGCCGGGCGCGATTGGTGATTTTGCCTTCCAAGCCGCCAACGGTCTGATCAGCGGCGTCGAGGCCATGCTGAACGGCGTCGTCACTCGCATCAACAACTTCATCAACGGGCTGAACGCAGCACTCGACCTTCTGCCCGATTGGGCTGTCGGCGAAGGCGGGGTGCGGATCGGTACGCTGGACCCCGTGGCGCTGGGCCGGATCGACAATCCCTTTGCAGGGTCCGCAGCTGCTGCCGGAACTGCCGCCGCTGAAGCCTTCTCGGCGGCGATGGCGCAGACCTATGTCACTACGCCCGATCTTGGGCTGACCGGCATGGCTGAAGAGGCGACCGCCCGGGCCGATGCCTATCGCGAGGCTTCCGGCATGCTGGCCGATGCAGCCACCCGTCCATTGCAAAGCTGGCAGGCGCTGAAGGATGCTGTCGCCGGTGCCGGAACCGAAGGCAAAACCGCACTCGATGGGGCCGCAGAGGCCGCCAACCGGCTGGACGAGTCGATGACCGAAGCCGGGCGCGCTGCCGGTGGGGCCGGTGCCGCCGCCGCAACCGGGGCCGAAGTGGCCAAGACCGGATGGGAGGCGGCCGTCGCCACGCTCGCCGACTACGCTGCCAAGGCGCGCGACATTGGGGGCGACATCGGCAATGCGCTGGTCTCTGCCTTCACTTCGGCCGAGAATGCCGTGGGCGAGTTCGTGAAGACCGGCAAGCTCGACTTCCGCGATCTCGTGACCTCGATGATCGCCGATCTCGCGAAACTGGCGGCTCGTCGGTTTATTCTCGGCCCCATCGCCAATGCACTGTCGGGCGCACTGAGCGGCGCGGGTGGTATCTTCGCCAATATCCTGCATGCGGGTGGGATGGTCGGATCGCCTAGCCCGGGTCGTATGGTCCCGGCGCTTGCCTTCGCCAATGCCCCGCGCATGCATGCAGGCGGCTGGGCCGGGATCAAGCCCGACGAGGTTCCGGCAATCCTGCAACGGGGAGAGCGGGTCCTGTCGCGCCGGGAAGCAGCGGCCTACGGCCAGACCACCGTGGCCCCGAACATCTCCGTCACCATCATGGCCCGCGATGCCGAAAGCTTCCGGCAGTCGCGCACGCAGGTCGCAGCCGATATCGCCCGGGCCGTATCCCTCAGCCGGAGGGGCATGTGATGGCGTTTCACGAAGTGCGCTTTCCCGACAATATCAGCCGCGGCGCGCGGGGCGGACCAGAACGGCGCACGCAAGTTGTAGAGCTGGCGAGCGGCGATGAGGAACGCAATGCCAGCTGGGCCAACAGCCGCCGCCGCTATGATGTGGCCTATGGCATCCGGCGTGCGGATGATCTGGCGGCAGTCGTCGCCTTCTTCGAGGCGCGCAACGGCCGCTTGCACGGCTTTCGCTACAAGGATTGGGCAGACTATAAATCTGCCCTGCCGTCGCAGGCGATTACTCCGACAGACCAGCAGATCGGCACCGGGACCGGCAGTCAGCAGACCTTCCAGCTGGCAAAGCGCTACACGTCCGGAGCACAGACGTGGGTCCGGATCATCACCAAACCGGTCGCCGGAACTGTCCGCGCGGCGCTGGGCATGGTCGAGCAGATGTCGGGCTGGACCGTGGACACGACGACTGGCGTCGTTACCTTCACCACCGCCCCTGCAGGTGGCGTCGTCGTCCGCGCTGGCTTCGAATTCGATGTGCCGGTGCGGTTCGACAGCGACACCCTCGACGTCACCCTTGATTTTGAACGGCTGGGATCAATCACCGCCATTCCCCTGCTGGAGATCCGCAGATGAAAAACCTCTCCCCAGCGCTGCAGGCCCATCTCGATGAAGGCACGACCACCCTGTCCTGGTGCTGGCGGATTTCGCGCAGCGATGGCGTGGCGTTGGGCTTTACGGATCATGATCTCACCCTCAGTTTCGATGGCACTATGTTTGAGCCGGAGAGCGGGTTCGCCGCCTCGGAAATCCGCGCGGGCTCCGATCTCGCCGTCGATGCGCAAGACGCGACCGGTGTGCTGACCTCCGACCGGATCACGGAAACCGACATCCTCGACGGGCGGTGGGACAATGCGGCGGTGGAGCTGTGGCGGGTGAACTGGGCCGATACCAGCCAGCGCGTTCTGTTACGCCGGGGTGCTGTCGGGCAAATCCGCCGCGGCCGCATGGCCTTTGTCGCGGAGGTGCGCTCGCTTGCGCACCTTCTCGGCCAGACGGTCGGCCGGACGTTTCAGGCGGGGTGTGATGCCCGCTTGGGCGACACCCGCTGCGGCATCGATCTGGAAACCGTCGTCTACAAGGGTACGGGCGTCGTCACCGACCTGTTGCGCGACCGGGCGTTCATGGCGTCCGGGCTGGCTGGTTTTGATGCGGGCTGGTTCACCTCCGGCACCTTGACCTGGACCAGTGGTGCAAATGCGGGCCGCGTCACCGAGGTGCTGGCACACGGTTTGGATGGTAGCATCGCCACCCTGACCCTGCTGGAAGCACCGGTTCGCGCCATCGCCGAGGGCGACAGCTTCATCGCCCGCGCGGGCTGTGACAAGCGCATCACTACCTGCAGCGCCAAGTTTGCCAATGTCGCCAACTTCCGGGGTTTTCCCAACATTCCGGGTCAAGATGCGGTCCTGCGCTATGCCAGCCAAGACGGCGGCCATGAAGGAAATGTGCTGTGAAGAGCGCTGATCCCGACTTGGTCATCGCCACCGCTCGGCGCTGGCTCGGCACGCCGTACCACGATCAAGCCAGTCTGCGCGGTGTCGGTTGCGATTGCCTTGGGCTGGCACGTGGCGTGTGGCGCGAGGTGGTGGGCGACGAACCTTTCCCGATCCCGCCCTACAGCCGGGATTGGGGTGAGACCGGCTCGCACGAGATTCTGGCAGAGGGTGCGCGCCAGATGATGCCGGAAATCACGCCCACTGAAGCGGGGCCCGGCACGCTGATCCTATTCCGCATGGCCCCGCGTGCCATCGCCAAGCATGTCGGGATCCTGACCGCCCCCGATCGTTTCATCCACGCCTATGAACGGCTGGGCGTGGTCGAGGAAACCCTGACACCGGCATGGGCGCGCAAGATCGCCTTCGCCTTCCTGTTTCCCAGAGATTGAGACCCCAGACATGGCAACTTTGGTTCTCGGCGCCGTCGGCTCCGCGATTGGCGGCGCATTTGGCGGGGCCATCCTCGGCTTTTCCGGTGCGGCCATCGGCGGCTTCATCGGATCCACTATCGGGTCAGTGGTCGACAACTGGATCGTCTCATCCCTCGCCCCAGCGCAGCGGATCGAGGGCGCGCGGCTGGACAGCTTGCGCATCACGTCCTCCACCGAAGGGGCCGTGATCCCACGCTTGTTCGGCCGGATGCGGATCGGCGGCAATATCATCTGGGCCACTGACTTCCGCGAGGAGGTCAACACTACCAGTCAAGGCGGCGGCAAAGGCAGCGGGCCTAAGGTCACCACCACCGAATACCTCTATTATGCCAGCTTCGCAGTCGCGCTGTGCGAGGGCGAAATCACCGGCATTGGCCGGGTCTGGGCTGATGGCAAGGCGATGGATATGACCGGGGTCACCTGGCGCTGGTATCCGGGCGACGAGGTGCAATCCCCCGATCCGTTCATCTCCGCCAAGATGGGCGCAGCCAACACCCCGGCCTATCGCGGCACCGCCTACGTCGTTTTCGAAGAACTGAACCTCAGCGCCTTCGGCAATCGTCTGCCGCAGATTAGTTTCGAGGTGTTCCGCCCGCTGGCCGATCCCGACACCGCCGAAGGGCTGGTCAAGGCGGTGACGATGATCCCGGCCTCGGGCGAATTCACCTATGCGACCGCCCCGGTCAAAAAATCCAACGGCTCCGGCGGCGCGACAGTGGCCGAGAACCTGAATGCCATCACCGACACCGCGGACATCGTTGTGGCGCTGGACCGGCTGCAGTCACTCGCTCCGGCTGTGGAAAGCGTGAGCCTGGTTGTCGCGTGGTTTGGCAATGATCTGCGCGCCGGGAACTGCAACGTGCGGCCGGGTGTCGAGGTGGACACCAAGACGACGACGCCCTCGGCTTGGGTCGTGAATGGCGTCGCCCGTGCCGATGCGTTTCTTGTCAGCCGCGATGCCGAGGACCGCCCGGTCTATGGCGGCACGCCCGCCGACTTCGCCGTGGTGCAAGCGATCCAGGAGATGAAGGCACGCGGGCTGCGCGTGACTCTCTATCCCTTCCTGCTGCTGGACGTCCCGCCCGGCAACACCAAACCGAACCCCTACAGCGCCAATGCGGCCACCTCGGGCCAGCCGACCTTCCCCTGGCGCGGCCGGATCACCTGTTCCCCGGCGGCGGGTTTTGCAGGATCGGTGGACAAGACCGCGACCGCTGCCACGCAGGTCGCAGCGCTGTTCGGCACGGCCACACCAGCCAACTTCAGCGTGTCGGGCACCACTGTCAGCTGGACCGGCCCGGTTGGCGAGTGGTCCCTGCGCCGGATGATCCTGCACTATGCGCATCTCTGCAAGGCGGCAGGCGGCGTCGACGCCTTCCTGATCGGTTCAGAAATGCCAGGCCTGACCACGATCCGCTCCGGTGCCAGCACCTATCCTGCGGTCACCGCCTTCAAATCCCTCGCCGCCGATGTGCGCGCGATCCTCGGCGTTGGGCCGAAGATCGGGTATGCCGCCGACTGGTCGGAATACTTCGGTCACCACCCTGCCGACGGCAGCGGCGATGTGTTCTTCCACCTCGACCCGCTCTGGTCGGACGCCAATATCAACTTCATCGGCATCGACAACTACATGCCGCTGTCCGATTGGCGCGACGGGTTCGATCACGCTGACGCCGCGCTGGCGCCTGCGATTTATGACCGGGAGTATCTGCAATCCAACATCACCGGCGGCGAAGGCTTCGACTGGTTCTATGCTGACGCCCTTGATCGAACCGCGCAGAACCGCACGCCGATCACAGATGGCGCGGCGGCCAAACCATGGGTCTTCCGCTTCAAGGATCTGCGCGCTTGGTGGCAAAACCCGCATTTCAACCGGCCCGGCGGGGCCGAAAGCGGTACGCCGACGGCATGGGTGCCGCAGTCGAAACCCGTCTGGTTCACCGAACTGGGTTGCCCGGCGATTGACCGCGGCACCAATCAGCCGAACGTGTTCTTCGACCCAAAATCCTCGGAAAGCTTCACGCCCTACTTCTCGCGCGGATGGCGCGACGATGCGATCCAGCGGGCCTATCTGGAAGCCAGTTTTCTATTCTGGGGCACGTCGGCGAACAACCCGGTGTCCTCGGTCTACGGCAATCGCATGGTCCATATGCCCGAATGCGCCGCCTGGACATGGGACGCACGGCCTTATCCGTTCTTTCCCGAACTGACCGATGTCTGGACTGATGGCCCGAACTGGCGGCTGGGCCACTGGCTGACCGGGCGGCTGGGCGCAGTATCGCTGGCGGCACTGGTCCGCCACCTTTGTCTCCGCGCCGGAATGCCCGCAGAATTGATCGACGTCTCCGGCCTCTGGGGTGCGGTCGAGGGCTATGTGATCTCGGCGCTTGAAGCCCCACGCGCGTCAATTTCCACACTCGCCCGGCATTTCGGCTTCGATGCTGTCGAGAGCGAAGGGCGCATCAAGTTCCTGATGCGCGGCCGAATTGCCGGTGCCACGATCACCCCGGATGGAATGGTGGCCCCCGCCTCTGCGCAGGGCGATGTGATGGAACTGACTCGGGCGCAGGAAACCGAACTGCCGCAGGCCTTGAAATGGCAGGTCGCGCGGGCCGACGAGGATTATGACGCGGCACAGGTCGAGGCGCGCCGCATCACCGTCGACACCACCCGCATCGCGTCCGAGTCCTTCCCGATGGCGATCCCACCGGAAGAAGCCGAGCGCCGCTGCCGTCGCGCGCTGATGGAGGCATGGATTGGCCGCGAAAGTGCCGTGTTCCGCCTGCCGCCTTCGCGACTGGCGCTGGATCCCTGCGATGTGATCCTGCTCGACCACGATGGCCGCCTGACGGAAATGCGCCTGGTGTCCATCGCGGACTCCGACCTGCGCAGTGTCGACGCCGTGCGCCAGGACCGGGCGGTCTATGACTTGCCGCCGGGAGAGCCGCGACCTGCGTCCTTGTCGACGCCGACGGTATTCGGTGCACCCGACATCGTGCTGCTGGACCTGCCACAGTTGCGTGAGGATCAACCTGCGCATAGGCCCATGATCGCAGCGCATGCCAAACCGTGGCCAGGCGAAATCGCGGTCTACCGCAGTGCCGCGACCGACGGCTTCACACTGTTGACCACCTTCAGCTCGCGGGCGCGCATGGGTGTGCTGGCTGAGGATTTCTACGCTGGACCTGTGTCGCGCTTTGATCTGGGCAATGCACTGGTGGTCGATCTCTATTCCGGCACGCTGGAGAGCGTCACGGACATTGCCTTGCTCGGTGGGGCCAACGCGCTGGCTGTCGAGACCGGCGCTGAGCAATGGGAAATTGTCCAGGCGGGCACGGCCGAACTGATCGCACTTGGGCGATACAGGCTGACGCGCCTGCTGCGCGGCCAGCGCGGAACAGAAGGTGCCATCGTCGGCACGGTGCCGACCGGCGCGCGGGTGGTCGTGCTGGACACGGCCGTGGCGCCCTTGCCGATTTCCGAAGCCGATCTGGGTCTGCCATGGAACTGGCGCATCGGCCCGGCATCGCGCCCGGCCAGCGACGAAACCTTTGTTGCCACCACCTTCACGCCCGAGGGCGCTGGACTGCGGCCGTTTTCGGTGGCCCATGTCGAGCAACCATGGCGCATCGCCCGCAGCCCGGGCGATCTGACCATCCGCTGGACGCGGCGGTCCCGGTCGCTGGCTGCTGACACTTGGGGCGCTGGCGATGTGCCCTTGGCCGAGGACAGTGAAGCCTATGAGGTGGACATCCTCGACGGAGCAACTCGTAAGAGAACCTTACAAGTTGCCACGACCAGCGCCCTCTACACCGCCGCCCAGCAGACCGCCGATTGGGGCGCACCGCTCGGGCCTGGCCAATCCCTATCGATCCGCATCTTCCAGCTCTCGGCTCTGATTGGCCGGGGCGCTGGGCGATCCGTCACCCTCACCTTCTGAAAGCGCACCCCCAGAAAGACCGAAAAATGTCCGACATCACCACCCATCTGCTGTTGCCCTACATCCTGGCATCGCAGGCACAGAAGCATGTCACCCATAACGAAGCGCTGCGCCTGCTGGATGCCATGGTCCAGCTGTCAGTCCTCGACCGAACACGCACCGCCCCACCCGTCAGCCCGACCGATGGCGACCGGCATATCGTGGCATCAGGCGCGACAGGTCTGTGGTTGGGTTGGGATTTGAACGTCGCCTTCTGGGTCGATGGCGTCTGGATGCGCCTGGTGCCACGCCCGGGTTGGCTGGCTTGGATTGCCGCAGAACAGACCTTTGTCGTCTGGAATGGGTCGGCCTGGGATCTGGTCGGTGAACCGGTGGATGTGTCGGATGCCGTCTTCAGTCTGGTGAACGACGCCGATCCGACCAAGAAGGCGTTGTTCTCCCTCTCGGGCCTCACCACCGGCACGACCCGGACCTTCGCCCTGCCGAACACCTCGTCGGAACTGGCGATCCTTGCGGGCACGCAGACCTTTTCCGGCAACAAGACCTTCTCCGGTTCGCTGACCGCATCGGGCGCGGTGTCCATCAGTGGCACGCTGACCGCCTCGGGCACGGTCACGGTTTCCGGCGCAGCAGCCTCGATCGGCACGGCGATCACCGCTGCAACCTATGGAATGGGGACTGGGGTCAATCCAACCGGCGTGACCAAGACCCTGAACCTCGGCACCGGCGGCGCATCCGGATCGACCACGGTCGTCAACATCGGGTCAGCCACAGCAGGCGCAGGCGGCACGACGGTCGTAAACACGCCGACGGTCACCTTCGCCAATGCCGTCACGCAGGTCGGCATGCCCCAAGCCAACCTCACCGCGCAGCTTCTCGGGCTCGGCGGGGCGACGGCCGACAGTTACAACCGGGTTTCGGTCAACACCCCGGCGCTCCTGTTCAACAATGCCGGGGCCGGGATCGAGGCCACCGTCAATAAGGCCGCCGCCGGGAACGATGCGGCCTTTGCGTTCAAGACCGGCTTCTCTGCGCGGGCCTTGTTCGGCCTGCTGGGCAGTGACGATTTCAGCGTCAAGGTCAGCCCGGACGGCTCAGCCTTCATCGAGGCTGTGAAAATCGACCGCACCAATGGCAGGGTCGAACTGCCTGAACCGCTGGTGCTGCCCGCGCATGACGCAGCCCCCGCGCCACCGCCAGCCGGGCGGATCGCGCTTTATGGCCGCAATCGTGCCGGAACGGGCTGGGTCGATGTTCAGCGCCCCTCGGGCCGCCATTTCCCGTTGCAACCGCATTTCGGGGTCAACCGGGTGGCCACCTGGTCGCCGTCAGTCAGCACCACCGTGACGACCGACGGCATGCCGCGCACCGCTGTCGGCACCGTGGCTACGCCGACGCTGGCCACCACCGGCCTTGCCGCCAGCATCCGCCGCTGGCGCGTCACCAGTGCCGCGACCGCCAATGCCGCCGCCGAAGAACGCTCGGCAGGCTGGGTCTGCTGGCGCGGCAATGCCGCGGGTCTGGGAGGGTGGAACTACGTGAACCGGCTGTCGCTGACCACGCTGCAGGCGACGGGGATGGGGTTCTTCGGCCTCTATGGATCGGTGGCGGCGCTGGCGACCACCCTTACGCTGGCCACCGTGGTGAACTGCATTGGCATCGGGTTCCAGCGCGGGACGCACACCAACTGGCAACTGGTCCACAACGATGGCACCGGCGCTCCGACCCTGATCGACCTCGGGGCCAGTTTCCCTGTGGCCAGCCTGACGAATGTGCTGACGCTCTACATCGCCGCCACGCCGAACGGGTCCGACATCGGCCTGCGGTTGGTCGAGGAGGTCAGCGGCGCGGCGGTCGAGTTTACCATCACCACCGACATGCCCGCTGCCACCCAACTGCTCAGTCCGCGCAACTACATGAACAACGGCGCGACAGCCGCCGCCGTCGCCTACGACTGCGCGGGCGTCTACCTCGAGACAGATTACTAAAGGATATCAACATGACAGAACGAACGACCCTCCTGCAGGAGGTCGGCCAGGCCTTCCGCGACAATGGCTTGACTGCCGCCATCACCGCGCTGGTCGGCGGTTGCCTTGCCGTTGCCGCCACAGTGACGAGGAAGGCATTCACCAACGAGGCGATGCTGGAGCGCCTCGACCGCGAACTGCTCCTTGAACGCGAGCGGATCGACAAACAGCGTGCCGAAGACCGCAAAGCCGATGCTGACCGGCTGGAGCGGATTGAGACCGACATTCGCGCGATGCGCGACGTGATGTTCGAGGCCTTCCAGCGCGGCCGCACCGACTGACCAAGCCACCAACCATCCTTCCCACCCCACCCGCCCTCGAGGCGGGTTTTGCATTTCTGGAGACCATCATGCCGACCACGACCTATGCCCACTTCCGCGACGTGCCCGAAAGCGCCTGGCGCTGGCCCAGCTTTTCCCCGGCCGAGATCGCCTGCCGCGGCACCGGCGCGATCAAGATCAACACCGAGGCCATGGACAAGCTGCAAGCCCTGCGCAACCGCTTCGGCAAGCCGCTGATCGTGCGCTCCGGCTATCGCAGTCCCAGCCATAACAGGGCGGTTGGAGGGGCCCCGGCCTCGAAACACATGCTTGGCACGGCGTTCGACATCGCCATGTCGAACCATGATCCGGTGGCTTTTGCCGAGGCCGCCCGCGCCGTAGGCTTTCTCGGTTTCGGCACGTATCCCCGGTCGGGTTTCATGCACATCGACCTCGGGCCTGCGCGCGGCTGGGGCGAGCCGTTCCCCATTCGCGCAACGCCCTTTGTGCCGGAGGTGGCCCCCGCCCGTGAAGTCTTGGCCGACAGCCGCACCCTCAAAGGCGGTGGGGCGGCAGGCATCGCAACTGTCGGCGCCGCTGGTGTCGAAGTCGCGCAGGAAGTCCTGGCGGAAACCCAATCCGCCATCCTGCCCCTGGTGCCCTATCTCGACACCCTGCGCTGGGTCTTCATCGCTGTGGCGCTGATCGGCATCGCCGTCGCCATCCACGCCCGGATCGATGACTGGAAGCGGGGCCAGCGATGACAGGCTGGATCACCGCATTCCTCGCCAGCGGCCCGGCGCGCAAAGCGCTGGGCCTGCTGCTGATCGCCCTCACCATCGCCTTGTTCGTCCTGAACCTCCGCCGCGCCGGTGAACGCGCCGGGCGGCTTGCCGAGCGCCTTTCAACATCGGAGAGAACCCATGAAATCCAACGCCATATGCTGGACGCCGCGACCCGCCGCCCTGCTGATCGTGATGCTTTGGCTCAGCGCATGCGGAATGCGCGGTTCTGA